AAATGAAAGAGTAATTGAAAATATGATTTTAGGTGAACAAGACGAACATAAATTAATTAGTAGAAAAGCAGGAGCTCCTCTTCATATAAAGATTGGTGTTCCAGGAGAACAAGCAAGAACAGGAGATATTGATGAAATGAATGAGAATCTTCAATATTTAACTAATAGAACAGAATGGGCAACAGATGCTAATGTAGATATAAAAGTTGTAGACTTTGGACCAGTTGGAAAAGAACTTAGAGAAACATTAGACCGTGATATGCAAGTACTTTCATATGGTATGGAAATTCCGCTTGTGTTATGGGGAGCTGGTAATGTACCAGAAGGACTTGCAAAAGCTCAGTCAGAAGAAAAACAGAGAAAAATAAGGTCTGTTCAAGAAGATATAGAATGTATAATTGAAGAAAAGATATTTAAGCCATTTCTTTTAGCACAAAACCTTGCTGGTGATGTAGATTTTGTATGGAATCTTCCTGGCGAAGAAGAAATAAATAAAAGACTTGAAAAGCTAACTAAACTGATTGAAACCATGAATTTATCTGAACCACTTAGAAGAATGACAGAATTAGAAATAGCTAGACTACTTAATCTTGAAGATGCACCAAATTTCTTAGCAAAGCCAGAGAAGGAAAGCGAAGAAGATTTAGAAGCAACAAAGAAAGCAGAAAGGAAAGAAGAAGAAACTAAAATCAAACAACCAGAAGTTCCAGGAGAAAAACCTACAACAGAAAAATATAGTGATGATAATTTAGAAATAAAAAGAGCAAAATCTGGGGAGATGACATTAAGAGAATTTGCAAATCTTAAGGAGATAGCAGGATTTAATTATTCAGATTATTTAGTAAACATATTAAAAAGATTAAGAGTAGAGAGATTTGAAAACCTTGCAGCAGTTACAGAAGCAGATTTAATAAAAGGAAAACTTTCAAAAGTAGAAATAGAAAAATTAAGAGCAACCTTGAAGAACGGATTTAGAAGAAATAAAACAGTTAAGGAAATAGAAACAGAAATAAGACAATCAATAGATTTAAAAGATGTAACTGATGAAGGAAGAGTTATTACAGAAGCAAGTAAGAGGCCTAATATGATAACTAGAACAGAAACAGTTAGATTAGCAAACATGGGGTTAGTTGATACTTATAAAGAGCATAATATTAAAAGAGTAAGATGGTTAGCAGCAGTATCTGATAGAACTTGTGATATTTGTGCTGGATTAGATGGTCAAGTTTTTGATATAAATACAGTAAGTCCACCACCAGCACATGTAAATTGTAGGTGTAGCTTACTATCAGTGGTGGAATAAAATGAGAATAATGAATAAACCATCATGCCATAATCATGAAAAATGTGGAAATGAAGCAATGTGTTTAACTAATAGTATGTGGTTATGTGGACCATGTGTTGTTAAACTCCAAGAAAAAATTAGAAAATTAAAAGAAAAATTATTATTGGAGGAAGAATGGTAAACAGAAAAGAATTTGAGATAAAACAATTTTTAATAGAAGTAGAAGAATTAACAAAAGTAGCAAATGATATGGTAGATAAACCTAAAGTTAAATTTGACCCATTCTTATTTATGTTATGGAGGATATATAGAAAAAATGGCTAAAGAATTTTTTGATAGAATAATATTAGGAAGAAAAGCAAGAGGATGTAGAATAGACCCTCAAACAAGACAAACAGTTCAGTTTGCAAAACATTCAGGTGATATAGTTTATCCTCTTAAGAACGGTAGTGTTATTACTAAAAAGTCAGAGTATAGAGATTTATCAAGGGAGAGAATATTAAATCCTTGTCTTGAACCAAATCTTAATGAGGTTGGTCAAAATAAAAATATAATTAAACGAACAGCTAAATCAAGATATGTTAAATTAGACTAATGGCAAAACAAACTAAAACAGAATTGAAAAAGAAGAAACTACAACTTGCAGAAGAGATGGAAGTAGTAGATAATGAGTTAAAGAGTATTGATGATTTACCCTCATATGAATTAAATACTGGGGATAGAGGAACTAGCACAATTGAACTTTCTAACATAAAAGGAAAATTAGACTGTATTATTGTTGATTCAAAAAATAAAGTTGATTTGATTATTGAAAGTTCACTTGGATATTTAATTCTTAAGAGAAATCAAATCTATGGTATAAACTACCTTGCACCTAGGATTAGAGTAGTTCCTTCAGAAGATGATTTAAGAGATGTTTTAACTTTTGATAAGTTTAACTTAGATGAAAAACTAATAATTACAGTAATGGGACCAAAGAATTCTGCAGTTAATATCATTATAAGAATTGATTAAAAGTATATCCTACTTGTCCCAAACTATTTAAAGTATTTCTACATAACCTACTTATATAGGAGTTATTATGCCATTACCGACACCAAAGAAAGGCGAAAAACAAAACGATTTTATATCGAGATGTACAAGTTTTGCAGTTGATGAAGGTATGCCTCAAAAACAAGCAGTAGCTGCTTGTTTCTCAACTTGGAGCAGAGCAAAATCAAATATGAATTTAAAATTTAATTATCAAGTTCCAATTATAGAAAGTGCATTTATTAATGATGATTTTATTATTACAGGAACTGCATTAAACGCAATCACTACTTCTAATAATCATAAATTTGTGGCAGAAGAATTAAGAAGTTCCGCAGGTACTTTATCTGGAGTTCCACTTTTAGTTGACCACCGTAATGAGGTAACAGCAATTAAAGGTAGAGTTTTAGCTGGGGAATATGATGAAGATGGACCAAAGGTGAATTTTAGAGCACATGTAATTGATAACACAATGAAAGAAATGATTAAAGATGGAAGAATAAATAGTGTATCAGTTGGTGCAGATGTTAGAGAACTTGAAGAAACAGATGATGGATTCTTTATTCCAAGAGGAATTAAATTTAGAGAATTAAGTTTAGTAGCAGTACCAGCAGATGCAGGAGCAACATTTACTGTAGCCTTACAAGAAGCTTATGAAACAGCAATTGACAAAGAATCAACTATTGAAGAATCTTTTACAAATGCAGAAGCAGTAAAAAAAGCAATGTCAAAATTTAATCAAATCAAATTTAAATCAAGTGAAGAAAAAGTGTTAGAAAGATTAAGAATTATTAAAGCAGGAAGAAAATTTAAAATGGATACAACTGAGTTTGAAAGAGCAACATCAACTCAAACAGAAGCAAAAAATCATACTAAATTAAATTTAACGGGAGGTAAAATAATGGAGAGTAAAGACATAAAAAACCAAGAAAATACTGAAGAAGAACCTAAAAAAGAAATTGAAGAACCTAAAGCTGAAGAAGAGCCAAAGGACGAAGTTGTAGATGAAGAAAAACTTGACGAAAAGATTAAAGCTCTTAAAATCAAGCAAAAACAGAAAGAACTTAAGAAACTTGAGTTAGCAGATGGAGATGAGTAACCTAAAGAAGAACCTAAGGAAAAGCCTAAAGCTGAAGAGCCTAAGGAAGAACCTGAAGAATCTGAAGAGGAACCAGTAAATTCATTCGCTGAAAAAGTGGAAGAAGATTGGAAAACATTTACAGAAAAAGGTAATACAGTTGAATCAGGTCACGGAACACTTAAAGGTGGGTCTTTCGCTCTTGTAAGAAAATAAAATGGCAGTAGGAAATGCATTAGGAGCAGTTTGCTTATTTGATGGTGAATGTGTGAGAACATTGACAGGAAATGATATGGAAGCAATTTCAGGCGGTCAATTTGTTTATGTAACAGGAGCAGACGGAACAGCACAAGTAGGGTCTCAAGCAGCAAGTTATCAAAATGGCGACTTAGATGTATGCCTAAAAGATAAGTTTGACTTATGTAATGGAATTGCATTAACAAATGCAGGTTCAGATGAATTAGTTACATTTGCTACAAGAGGAACATACCTTATCAAAGCAGGTGGAGACATTTCAGGTGGAATGTTAGTTGCATCTGACGAAGATTGTGTAACGCCTTTATCATCAGCAGCAACAGGTTCAGAAATCTATGGAATAGTAGGAAGAGCTATGACTAACGCAGGAAGTGAATCATATTGTCTTGTCTCACTAAATTTGTAAAATGGCATTTAATAGAATTCAAGAATATATAACTAGAGATACTGGAGTAGCAGGAACTTTATTAATTCCTAAATTAATTTTTCCAAAATTAATTGACGAAGTAGATAAAAACCTATTACCAAGAGAACTAGCAGCAATATGGCAAACACCAGCGCAATGTGCTAACCAAGGTTCAAGTTGGACAATTAATCTAATTAAACCAAATTCAATGGATGTTAGACAAATCAGTGAAGGTGCAGAAGTTAATATGGATGCACTTGAATATGATGATAATGTTACAATTGAGCCAGTTAAGTATGGAGTAGCAATAAGAATTACTAGAGAAATTATGGAAGATAGTCAATTCCCATTACTTGATATACATATCAGGTATGCAGGAAAGAGATTTGCTGAGAAAGAAACTGAACTAATTATTGATGAGTTAAACTCAACAACTAATGCAGTTACAGGTGGAGCAGCAATCACAATAGCAAATATCGCTGAAGGTATGAACTATTTAGAAAGATATGATTATACACCATCAGACTTTTTAGTAGGAGATAAAATACTTCAAAATCTTAGAAACATAGACACTTTCATAGAAGCAGACAAGGCTGGAAATACAGACATGATGAGAACTGGTTTCTTAGGAACTATTTTCGGAATGAATGTAGTTAGATTCAGTAGAAATGCAACAAGTGCACCAGCTACTAAATGCTTATATGCTTATGTTATTGACAGAAGATGGTCTTATGTTGTAGCCTATAAAAGGGATATAACAATAGAAAACTTCGACTTGCCTACATTCGATATGCAAGGTGCAGTAATAACTATGAGGATTGATGTTGAATATCTTAGAGACTACGCTACTTGTGAAATAACAACTACTGGTTAGTTTTATTTTTAAGTAGAAACTCATACAGAAAATGGTAGTAACAAATCTAAATGCAAGTGGAGGCGCAGTTGTAGGAACAGAAGATGGAACTGGTGGAGCTGGTTTACCAATAGGTGTACCAGAAAAGATTTTACATAATCAAGGGACACCACATGAAAACATTGAAAGTTTAGCTGGGTCATCTTTATGTGAGGATGTAACCAATCATAATTTGTATATAGCAGACCGAGGAGATAGTGGGTCATCTTGGATACGACTAGTTTCAGGAACTTAAATTTTTATTATTTTTTTTATTTTTTTTTTAAGGAAAAGCAATTGTCGAGTAGTCACCTCTGAATTTCCGACAATTCAAACACAATTAAATTACAAGGAGGGTAAACAAAATGGCATATACACAACCAGAAGGTTTAAGAGACCGAGAATACGCAAAATTCGTAGCTGGGCAAACAGGTTCTATAACTGTAATTGGAGCATTATTATACGCTACACAGAGTGGAACAACCGATGCAATTCCAGTTTTATGTAATGCAGAAGGAATGCTTTTAGTATCTGGAAGTTAAATAGCCATTGAGAAATTAAAATGGCAACAGCAGAATTAACAAGTATAGGAAGCATAGCAACATTCATAAATGAAACTATGCAAGTACCGTTAGGAGTTTCTGGAAATTTAGTTATTATCGCAGATATGGCTAGACAGCATGTAGCTAATTATACTGGAGAAATTATTGGTTCTCAATCTATTGGAGCAAAATATCAACCAGCAATATTAGATTATGCTAAAGCTGACACTATTGATTTAATTCAAGCACAAGCAGGTGGAGAAAAAATTAAATTAGCAGAATTAAGTATTGCAGAAACTGGCGAAGCACTAAGTGCAAAACAATATAGATTACTCGGAGACATGAAATTAAAGTCTCTTGGAAGGAAAGTTTATTTTAAAAGGAGTATAAGTTAAAATGACAGTTAAAGATACATTGTCTGCAGGTTTTGCTAATATAGTTGGTAAAGCAGGAAAACCAGTTAGAGTTAGATATTTTTCTCAAACAACAGGGTCCGTATGGGACGATGAAGTTGTTCTTGCAGAAGTTACAGGTTCTGAAGTTTGGACATCAGGAATAGTGAGGCCGTTAAGTAATAGGTATGGTTCTGAAGATGTGATTTTAGTAGAACAAGGAAAACTATCAAACCAAGACCAAAGATTATATGTAAATGGCTCGCTTGATTTTACAGGAGTAGGAAGTAATTTTAAAGTTAAAATAGGAATGACTGGCTCTCCAACTCAAACAGATAATTATACTATAGTTCCTCAAGGGGGAATACCTTATGAAGTAGAAGGAACTCAAATTTATAAGAAAGTTTATATTAGACGACTTACAAATGGTTCGTTTATAGGAGAAGTTTAAAATGAGTGTAAAAATTAATATTCAAGGAGTGCCTAAAGCGACAGCTTTTCTTCAATTAAAAAAAATGAATGTAGATGGAGAAATAAAAAAAGCTATGGATAAAGTAGGTCTACACATGCAGAACGAAGTAAAATCAAGCATTAGTGGCCACAGAGCAGAACCTTTAAGTTTTGATACAGGACATCTTATGAGGAATGTATTTTTTCAAACAGTTAAAAAAGGAGTTATTATTTTTACTCATGTGCCTTATGCTAATATTATAGAATATAGTACAAGAATATCAGGTGGCCCAAGAAAACATTTTAATAATTCTTTTAATAGAAATAAACTTAGGATAAAGGAAATTATAAAAGAGTGCATAAAATAGTATATCCTGATTAACCCAAACTATTTAAAGAAAATAACATATTCATATATGAACCAAGCGAGGTTCATTAATTAAAATGGCAAGCGAGTCAAAATGGTAGTAGAAAGTGCAACTTTCATAAGGGATGTCTTATTCTTTATAAAGGATGATTTAACTACTGG